GGTAAAGGTGTTGCTGGAGCTGCTGATGTATTGACCGCAACTACTATGTTCCAAGGTAGTAATTTTGGTACAGATGTACGAGATGAAGTAAAAGCTCTATTAGAAATACCTTCTTTACCTGGTGCAAATGCAAATAATGTAGATAAATTTGTAGATACTATGGGTAAATTATCTCTTGGATTAGGTGCATTTGCAATTGCTAAAGGCGCAGCTGGTGCTGCAGATTTCTTAACATTAACGACCGCAGCAAATGGTTCTACAAACTTTGCAAAAGATTTAAAAGATGAAGTAGATACACTCTTAACTATTGGTCAAGGAGCTGATGAACAAAGAAGTAATAAAGCTGCTATTGCTTTAGCTAAATTAGGTGGAGGTCTTGGAGCTTTTGCAATAGCTAATGGAATGAATGCATTTGTTAATATGGCATCTGGAATTGTTACATTCTTTACAGGTACAAAAAATCCAGTAGACCAGGCAATACACTTAGGAAAAAATGCTGATGAAGTACAAGCTGGTGCAGATGCGTTTGGAGATTTTGCAGATGCATTATCAAAATTCTCTAATATAAAAGTTAAGTTTGATGCAGATGCTTTTATTAAAGAAGCTTCTAATTCTGCAAAAGCTATTGAAGCAATTATGACAGGTGGTAAAATAGAGATACCAGGTTTATTTAATGATGTAACAATTGATCCAGGTTTATCTGAATTAGTACCTCAAATGGATGCGTTCTCAGCATCAATGATTAATATGCAAAACTCTATGGTTGGTGGAACATCTGGAAATATGCAAAGATTACAAAAACTTGAAGGTATGATGATTAATAATATGTCAGTAGAAAATGCTTTATTAAAAATACCACAACAACAATCACCTGCTACTATCAATTCAGTAGGTCAAAATAACGTCAATACTACTAATAACTCAGTGATAGTTACTAGTGGTTCTGATGCTCTCAGAAATACACAAAATCATTTAAGAACAGACGGATAAAAAAAGGGGACCCGAAGGTCCCCACTTTCGACCGCGTATGCTGCAGCAAAACCGGCCTGGCCCTTTCGGACTACTCTTGAGCTAACTTAGCGAAATAACTCAATGTATCTTCTTCTTCCTTTTCCTGTGTAGGAGCTGGAGAAGGAGCATCAGCAAAAGGTTGTGCAGTTGCTTCTACTGAATCCATTACTGGAGCTTCAGCAATCGGAGCATCTGCTTCAATTCCTAATACTCTATTGAGTTTGAGCTTTAACTCATCATATGACTTATAATTATCAGGGTTTGTAAACTCTGTTAAAGAATGTAATTGGTCATATGTTTCTTGCAGTCTAGTTTCATCACCACCATGTAGTTGTGAAACAGAAGCAAACTCTGACTTATCATAGTTTACCCAACCTTCAACTTTTCTAATTTTAATTTTAAAATCAGCACCTTCCCAGAAATCGTATGGATTTACTGGTACTTCATCGGCAAATTGTGGTTGCATAACATCCATAATCTTATCAAAGATTTTCTTACCAAATTTATAAAGGAATACTTTTCCTTCATTTTCTGGATTACTTGGGTCAGATACAACAAGAACGTTTGACACATAGTGTAATCTTCTTTTTCTTTCCCTAGCGATTGCTTTATCCTCATCTCTACCTGAGTTCCATAACACTGAGTTCATTTCTGAAACAGGGTCCTGTTGTCCAATAGACGTTAATGAGTTTTCTATATACCATAGACCAGTAGGTCCCTTGAACCCGTGATCCCAGTATCTTACCCATGGAAGATCTTCACCTTCTTTTGCTGGTAAGAACCTAATCACAGCGAATCCGTTCCCTGCTTTATCTCTGGTAGGTTTCCAAAATCTATTATCCTCGTAAGAATTAGATTCTGTTTTAGTTGTGGACACAGCTTCCGCCGCCTTTACGAGTTTATCGATTGATGAGCCTCGCATGCTCTTAAGATTTTCTAAAGACATCTTATCTTTCTCCTATATTTACTGAATTATCCACTTTATACATAACAAAACAATTTATATTATACCACATTTTCATGTGTTTGTAAAGGCCTTTTTTAAGACAGATATACATTTGTCTTTATTGAACTTTACGAATGGTTTATATTTAGTAATCTTTCGATAGATGTCAGGCCAAATAATTGTTTCTGATATCTTCTTGGATTCTCTATCCATAAACCCAGTTATGGAATCGATGATTACGACTGTTTCCAATTGTATTTCATCTTGCATCCATAACTGTATTACCAAAGGATGTTCATTATCATTCGCTTCTAAAAGAGAATCAAAATTATTTTCCTCTGATAATTTATTTATATCATTTTCAAAAGTATATGATAAACTTTCTTGTACTTTTTTGTGCTCACGATAATAACGTTCACCACCTTCATTAAGCATATCACCGACATATTTAACATCATTTTTAAAGTTAGCCACATAGAAATCAATTAAGTTATCGTATGTATTGGCTATCTTTGCAAAAAAGTATTTATCTTTTCTTTTAAAGAATGATTGAGGTTTTACTGAAGTTTTAAAATTATACTTTACAGCATCATAACTATCAGTTTCAAAATGTAGCTTTAATGCATTATATAATTTATAAGATTCAAACGGATCACTCATATTGGAAGTTTATTTCCTTTCTTTACTCTTAAAAGATTTAAGTTAGTTGCTTCCGCTTCTATCTTAGCTTTTAGAGAATCAGTCAATAATCTTTTCATATTTTTATAATCCAAACCTCTTTGCTCTACCACATGGGAAGCTGCGTCTATATAACTCATATTCCCTGTGGCTACCAAGTTCTCTACAGCTGTAGAGAATCGCTTCTTGGTCATTATTTTTTCTTTGACTTCTGAATCAACCAACGAATTCATCTCCTTCATTCCATTCACAACCGGTTAATCCACCAGCCTTAAGTGCTTGTAATGTTCTTAATACTTCGTGTGCATTTCTACCTGTATCCAAAGCATTAATAGATGCATGTTGTATTATTCTGTCTTTATCGAAAATAAATGTTGCTCTATAACAAACACCACCATCTTCATTCACAATACCAAGTTCATGTGATAACCCAAGTCCGCAGTCAGCAGCTAAAGTATGTCTGATATTTCCAATCAGTTCATTATCTTTTTTCCAAGCTAACTTACAGAATTCGTTATCACCACTGATACCGATTACATTTGCTTCATCTACCAACATATCCATTCCAGCAATTTCTGTTGGACAGATAAAGGTAAAGTCTTTTGGGTAGAAATAAATTACTGACCAATCATGCTTTAATGGTTGGTAATTTTCTTCTACATCTACTCTCACAAATTCATTATTTTCATTAATTCCCTGCAGTGAGAATGCTGGGAACTTATCTCCTACTGATAACATTAAAATACCCTCACTAATATACAGTCAGCATTAATTCTGCCTGTTGGTTTATTTATTTTTGTAGTGATCCCATCCCACACTTTTTCTATCTGCTTTTCAGTTTTCTTTAGTATGAGTGGTAACACATCTTCTGGTTTTCTCAAAGTCGCTGTTCGACTTGAGTCATCAAATCCTTTAATCGTTGTTCCTGATACTTGTAGCCCAGTAGTAGAATCCACACGGTATTCAGTTAGCCTACGCTGTTTAGTATTATACACAAATAATTTTTTACTACCTGGTATAAGTACTGGATTAATAGAAACAAGTTTGGAATCAATATCTTCTTGACAATATTTCAACCTAGCAACTTGTTGATCTGATGACTTTGGTTTTCTCGCTCTTGGAGTTCTTGCTGATTTAAATGATAATCTCAATTTTTCTAAATCTTCAAATACTTTTTCGAATTGAGTCATTATTTTCTTTTTATTACCTTTAGTAATATGTGAATATGCTTCTACACATTGATCACAAGTTTTATCATATGCTTCTTTAATGTTTAAGTATTCTTCATCAAGCATAGCTTTAAATATATTAATTGCATTACCTTTTAGACCATGCATTTTAAATCTGTTGTAGCATCCAAACTTTTGTGTGTAATTACCATCAAACCATCCTTCAACAATAATACTATCCCAATCATGCCATATAGTATCAACAACTTTTCGTCTTGTTCTTTCAGCAGGTGTAATTACAACTACATTCTTTTTCTTTTCTTCTACTTCTTTTTTGATTAATAAACCTTCTTTATAACATTCATCAATTTTATCTTTAAATCTTTGAATAGCTTCATCATCAAATTTCCATCCACGATAGTATAACTTAATACCTTTGTTTACTCCCATAAATTTCCAATCTTTTACTTTACGTAATACAGATATTTTCTTTTTATTATATCCCATTACATCTTCTGCAAATTGATATACAGTAGGTAAATAATCTTTACTCTTATAAAAATAGTTATACCAATTATTCGCTCTTTGATATTCAAGAGAAGTGAACTCACTTTTTTCATCATAAAGTGGTTCAGGTCCTAAATATTTATCTTCTAACGTTACGCCTCTTCTAGCCATAATACTCCTTAA